GCGTTTATACGATTCTAATCCGGCAGCATAGCCCGCTAAAAGGTTAGTTGACGGATGCTCTCCGGTCTGGTGGTCTGGTCTGGTTAACCAAACCAGACCGGAGACTTACAATGAAAGTTAGACGCTTGCCCTCGAAAGAGGTGCTCGATCAAGTCCTGAAGTACGATTACGAAACTGGAAAAATGTTTTGGAGAGTGCGGCCAGTGACAATGTTCACACAAGGCAAGACGAAAGATCGGCCACGCTCTGCCGAACATGCTTGCAATCAGTGGAACAGTCGCTGGGCAGGAGAGCCAGCTGCAACATGCAAAAAGGATGGCTACCACTACGTCCACTTCAATTATCGAACGGAGTTGGCTCACCGCTTGGCGTGGAAAATCATGACGGGTGAAGACCCTGTCGAGGTCGATCACATCGACGGTAATCGTAGTAACAATAAATGGTCAAACCTGCGCAACGGGACGCGGTCTGACAATCTCCGCAACCTCGCTTTGAGACGCAACAACAAGTCAGGCCATCATGGTGTCTACTTCAGCAAAAACCAGCAGAAGTGGATAGCCAACATCACTATTGGAACGTTCGACAGTAAAGAAGAAGCGATCGAGGCTCGGAGAAAGTACGAAACACTGCTTGGCTTCCACCCCAACCACGGACGTGACGCGACGATCAACTAACCCGGCTGCCTGACGCCGAACAACGAAGGGCAACCGAGTAAACCGGGCCGCGTGAGGTGTAGGTGGATCGCCTTCCTTCCTTCCGCCGAGCGTGGCCCGGACCATTCAAAGAAGGAAGGAAAAACCATGGCTCCTAGATTAGATCCCGACGAGATGCTCGTCGTTCTGTTCAAGAACCTCGCGCTGCCGAATGAAGCAGCGTCAATAAAAGAGGGCCGTCCGATATTCGACGATAAAGAGGTGTGCGAGGTCCGCATGCCGGGTTCGAGGGATGTCAGGGTGTACCACGCCAATGAGTTCTCGCGCTGGATCACTGACCCCTTCACTGGCGGGCAGACCAAGCAGAGCTACGCCGAGCGTTTCTCGCATCAGTATCGTCAATTCAAATCACAGCATGCCCAGACCAAATCTGGTACGCCGCTCGACTTTGCGGCTTTCCTGTCCGAGGGCCGCAGGTCGGAACTGAAGGCGCAGAACGTCTATACCATCGAGCAACTGGCTGCGATCGACGGCTCCGAGCTGAAGAACCTCGGCCCTGGCGGTCGGGAGATGAAAAACTCCGCGATGGCCTACATCGACGAGGCCAAGGCCTCGGCGCCAAACAAGCAGATGCTGGCTGAACTGGAGGCGCTGAAAGCGCGCAACGCCATCCTCGAAGAGGATATGAAGTTCAAGAAGAATAACGCGCGCATCGACGAGGATTATGGGAAGGATCACGTGGGCGAGGTGTCCGCTGACAGCGAGTTCGGCAGGATGACGCTGGACGAGCTGCGGGCCTACATCACCGAGCACACCGGGCAGGAGCCGCTCGGCTCGAAGAACATGAACCGCAAGACGCTGGTGCGGATGGCCGAGAACTCACGGCCGGACAAGGCTGCCTGATGACCCTGCTTAGTGTGGTTCGCGACGTTTGTGCGGTGGTCGGGGTAAACATCCCGACTGCCGTCACGACCAACCTAGCCGCCAACCGCACTATGCAGGAGATGTATGCGCTCGCCAACGAGATGGCGCAGCGCATCGCCTACGACACCCGCGACTGGACGCTGTTCCGCAAAACGCAGACCTATGTCGGCGACGGCGTGGCGACCAGCTTCGCTCTGCCGGCTGACTACAAGCGTATGCTGCTGACGAGCAATGTGTGGCGGTCGACCTACACCATGGCGCCGCTGTCGTTCATCCCCGACACCGACGAGTGGCTGATCCGTCGCGCCCGCAACTGGACCGCCAATCCTTACGGCGAGTGGACGATGTACGGCGGCAACATGGTCCTGTCGCCGGTGCTGCCGGTCGGCGACAGCGTCTACTACGCCTACCTCGAAAACAACTGCATTGCGCTCGCCAGCGGCGGCTACGGCAACATCTTCACGGCGGACACCGACAGCTTCCGGCTCGACGAGCGGCTGCTGAAGCTCGGCATGATCTGGCAGTGGAAGGCTAACAAAGGCACCTCTTACGCCGAGGATATGGGCACCTACTCCGACGCGCTGGCGGTGGCGATGGGCCACGACAGTCCGGCGCCGATCATTGTCGGCCGTCGGCCGATATCCGCAAATGCGCGCGTCGCCTATCCCTTCCCGGCCCCGACATGACGGTCGCAGCCTACAACGCCTTCAGGCGGCAGGCCGTCCCGGCGCAGGTGGCGCAGCGGCTGCAGACCATCACCATCCCGGCGCCGACGCGCGGGCTGATCCTGAACGAGAACGAAAGCTTCATGCAGCCCGGCGGCGCGCTGGTGCTGGACAATTGGGTGCCGACGATGAAGGGCACCAAGCTGCGCGGCGGCACAAAGACCTGGGCAACGCTGCCGGAGACCAATACGTCGGTCGTCTCGATGTTCAACTTCATCAGCGGCAGCCAGCAGCGGATGTACGCGGGTAATGCAACAAAGCTGTACGACGTCACGGCGGCAACGCCGACACTGATCAAGTCCGGGCAACTGTCCGGTAACTACGTCGCCAGCCAGATGGCCAACCAGAGCGGCGACCACATGCTGGTCTGCAACGAGGCCGGCGACTTCGTGCTGCACTTCGATGGCGTGACGTGGACCACGCTCAATGCCGGGGAGATCAACGCTGACCCGTTAATCGCGCCACCGCCGTCCTGCGTCGCCGGGCACAATCTCACTTACGTCTGGAAGTATCGCGGGCGTTTCTTCTTCATCGAGGGCGGCACCATGAATGCGTGGTATCTGCCGACCAACGCCTTCCAAGGCCGCATCCTGCAGATCCCGCTCGCCGGTGCCGCCACCAAGGGCGGCAAGCTGCTGAGTGGCTTCAGCTGGTCGATCGACGCCGGCGACGGCATCGACGACAAGTGCGTGTTCATGACCGATCAGGGCGAGCTGCTGATCTTCACCGGCAGCGACCCGTCGACCGCGACCAACTGGCGGCAGGAGGGGCGCTACGCGACCAGCCTCCCGCTCGGCATGAACTGCCACCTTCCGATCGGCGGCGACGTCCTGATTGCCACCGTCGACGGCATCATCCCGATCAGCGCATCAATAACCAAAGACAGCTCGCAGCTGGAGCTGGCAGCGATCACGCGCGCGATCAAGCCGATGTGGCGTGAGGAGGTCAACGCCAAGCGCGCACTGCCGTGGACGATGTGCAAGTGGGACGAGTATGGCGGCATCTTCGTCACCTACCCCGGTGGCACCCCAGGCAACTACACCACCGGCGCCGTCAACGTCGCCACCGGCGCGTGGTGCAGGATCACTGGCTGGGACGCGATGTGCTTCGGGCGGTTGCGCGCGGACATGTTCTTCGGCACGCAAGACGGCCGCATCGTGCAGACCGAGCGCACCGGCACCGATAATGGCCTGCCATATCTCTGCACGATCGTCGGTGGCTGGGAGATGTTCAACTCCAGCGGCTCGACCGTGGTGTGGCGGCAGGCGCGAGCCTCGTTCCGCTCACGTAATGGCGAGCCGTTCCAGCCGCAGCTGTCGGCGACGACAGACTATGTGATCACAATCCCGCCGCCACCGTCCGCCGCACCCGATCCCGGCCCGATGGACGTCTGGGATCAGGGCCTCTGGGGTCCGACGCCGGGCTTCACGCCGCCGTGGTCGCCGGGCAACCCGCTGCCGCCGCAGCTGGCGCCGACGACGCCGGAAATGGATCAGTACCTGCAGTGGGACCAGCCGGCGCCGGCGACGGCTACGGTGCGCAACACGATGTGGGTCTCGATCGGCTTTACCGGCTTTTCGCATGCGCCGATCGTGCAGGTGATGATCGCGCAGACCTCGCCGCCTGATGTGGAATTGATCTCGATCGCGGCAACTTACGACGCCGCGGGCGTGAACGTGTGAGGGGCCAGTAGATGGCGCGCAGATTTGCCTATCAGTCCATCCCCGACGTCGGCCCCTACGGCACCGGCAGCAACCGCGCGGGCCCGTCGAGCGGCTACGACATTGGCGGCCCGCTGGGCGGGTTGTTCAGTCAGGGCGTTATTCCGTCGGTGAACCCGACGATCCCGTCAGCGCCGAGCGCGCCATCGTCGCCGACAGACAAGCCGGCCGACCCGGTCCGCGACGCCATTGTCGCGGAGATCATACGGCAGTCGAATGCCGACAATGCCGGCGGCGAGCAGCCTGGCGGGTACGGGCCTGACTTCGGCTTCGATCCGGGCACGGTGGCGACGCCGGATGTGTCTAACCCGGTAGGTTACGCGCCGGAGGACAGCCCTGCGCCGGCACCGGTGAACGCCCCGACCGACAAGGCCGACGCGCCGGTGGCGGCACCTGCACCCTCATCCCTTGCCGCACAAATCGCAGCTAACGTGGCAGCCACTAAAGGCACTCCCGCGGAAGACGACGCGAATGAAATGAATGCCGTCACGGCGCAAGCTCACGAACAAGGTTTCACGGGTGATAAGGGCGTCGCTGTTACGGAGTCGCCGATTGCCGCCCCTGCGCCAGACGCCTCACCGGGAGTGGTGTCTTTCGGGCCGCCAGGCACGCCCGCGGCTCAGGAAGGGCAGGAAGGCACAGATGCACCAGGAGCGCCCGGTTTCGGCAGCGCAACGGGCTATGGCAATCCCGGCGACAGTGCGTTGGGGTTTGGTCCCGCTTCCGGCTTCAGTGGCGTCCCCGGTACGCTCGGGTTCGCGTCGGCAACGGCGGATACAACGGCACCGGGCAGCACCGCCACAGGAACCATCGGCGCGCCGGGATCCGCCGCGCCCGGCATTACCGGGTTGGCTCCCGGTCAGGTCGGGATAGCGGCCCCGGCCGCTCCGGCCGCTCCGGCCGCACCTGCTGCGCCCGGTCAGCAACAAGCATCGACACAAGCGGAAGCGGCTGCGGCTGTGGCCGCGGCAAATGCCGCAGCAGGCAAGGGTGGGGCAGTCGGGCCAAACGGCGCGCCGACATCAGGACTTGCGGCGGCTATGGCGGCGCTGGGTCAGCCCGGCGCGCAGTTGGGGACGATCGCAGCAACGCCAGCTTCTGTCGCGGCTGAGAACACCGCGGCCAATGTGGCCAACTCGTTCGGCTACTCCCAGAAGGGTGCCGACGAGGCCAATACCATGCAGGGAATACAGGCGGAAGCGGCGCAGGCGATGGACGCTATCGCGGGCCAGATGGACGCAGAGGGCATTACCGGCTTTGGCACGGTCGGAGATGTAGGCGACGGTACGGAAGGCGGCTTCGGTGCAGGCGCTGGTCCAGTCGGTGGCGAGGCGCCGGGCATGGGTGGATTTGGCGAGGGCGCGCTTGGCGGCGCCTCGGTCGGCTTCGGCGGCCTCGGCAACGCGCCGGGAACGGGCGGCACTGGCTCTGTGGCGGCTGGGCCAGAAGGCGGCACTGGAAGTGCCAGTATTGGCGCGCCGGGGCAAGGCACGTCAGACGGTTTTGGCGCAGGCGCGACTGGTATAGCAGGCACGACAGGGACCGGTGCCCTTGGCGGCGGTGCGAGCATTGGCGGCCTTGGCGGCTTCGGTGGCAACACCGGCGACAGCACCAGTGGCAGCACCAGCGGCGACACCAGCGGCGACACCGGCGGCGATGGTGATGGCGACGGCGGAGACGGCGGATGGTAAAGGGCAAACAGACGCAGGCAGAAGCCAATTACGGCCGCGGCGACCCGATCGATCACTGCGGCATCTGCACCTACTACCAGGGCATGCACCGCTGCTCGCAGGTGATGGGCACCATCAGCCCCTACGGCATCTCCGATATCTACCGCCGCGAAAACAATCCGTTCGGCAAGACACTGGCGCCCGCCGAGGTGAACGCCATCAAGCGCATGGCGGCGGATGCATCAGATCGATCGGGAGGCTGACTTGCTCGATTACGTCTACGGTCAGGACAAACTGGTCGCCGACTTCGTGGCGCAGCTGATCCCTGCCGTTCGACCATATGGCTTCTCGCCGGCGTCGAAGGCGATCGGCGTGGTCGACGACGGCAAGCTGATCGCGGGCCTCGTCTACCACAATTACGACCCCGGCGCCGGCGTGATCGAGATGTCGGGCGCGGCCCTGCCGCACAAATACTGGCTCACCTCGGAGACGCTGCGGCGGATCTACGACTACCCGTTCCTCGAAATGGGCATGCAGATGGTGGTGATGCGGGTCGCCGAGGAAGACAAGACATTGCTGCGGGTTCTGGCCGCGATCGGCTATACCTTCATTCTGGTGCCGCGCCTGCTCGGCATCAAAAAGAACTGCGTGCTCTGCACCCTCACCTTTGAGGACTGGAGCGGAAATAAATTCAACGCGCGCGATCACCGCCGCTTTGCCGTGCAGCAGAAAGAAAAGGCCGCCTGATGGCATACGCACCCGAAGTCAACGCGCAGCGCAACAACATCACCTCCGCGCTGATGAACATCGGCAACCCGCCGCCGAGCATGGGGCCGCCGCAGTTTCCACAAGGCCCGGCGCCGATCCCGCAGCAGGGCCTGCCGATGCAGCCGCCGTTCTCGCCGCCCGGCATGCCGCAGGGCGGCCAGCCGCTGCCGAACGTGGCGGCAGCGCCGCTGCCGATCCCGCCGGTGCAGCCGATGCAGCAACAGCAGCCTGGTGCCGGCGCGTCGCCGGGCCTGCCGCCGATGGGCGGCATGCCGCAGCAACAGTACTGAGGGGAGCCGCAGGTGAAGCCAGATCCTCCGACACCCCCAGATCCCGCAGCAACTGCAAGGGCGCAGACCGGCACCAATGTCGGCACGTCGATCGCCAACGCATGGCTCGGCAATATCAACCAGCAGACGCCTGACGGCTCGCTGAGCTACAACCAATCGGGCACCTACGACTGGACCGACCCGACATCGAACCAGACCTACCACATCCCGACATTCACGGCGACGCAGCAGCTGTCGGACGCAGGCCTGCAGCTGAAGAACACGCAGGACGCCTCTAAGCAGGGGCTGGCTAACCTCGCCAATTCGCAGATCGGCCGTGTCGGCAGCGTGCTCGGTACGCCGTTCAACCCGACCGGCGGCCCGGCTGCAGGCGACAGCGCAAGCATCACCAACATCCCGAAGGCGTTGACCAATTTCAACGCAGGCATCCCGATCCAGACCGGCTTCGACCAAGGCGGCCAGATCACGCAGGATTACGGCCCGGCCGACAATTACTCGGCCGATCGCCAGCGCGTCGAAGACAGCCTGATGGCGCGGATGAACCCGAGCCTGCAGCAGGAGGAGAGCCGGGTCCAGCAGCAGCTGGCCGATCAGGGCATCCGCTACGGCAGCCAGGCCTACAACGACGCGATGCGGACCTACCAGCAGCAGGCCAACGACGCCCGCTACGGCGCGATCAGCCAGGCCGGCCAGGAGCAGCAGCGCATGGACGCGATGGCGGCCCAGCGCGCCGCGTTCCAGAATGCGGCGCAGGAGCATGGTTACCAACAAAATCTGGGTCAGGGCACCTTCTACAATTCGGCCGCCAACACGCTGTTCTCGCAGAACGCGGCGCTGGCGCAGTTTGCCAATTCCGGCCTCGCGCAGCAGACGTCGCAGGCGCAGAGCGGCTTCAACGCCGCGGAGGCGGCGCGAAACCAGTGGCTGCAGGAGCAGTACGCCAACCGCAACCAGCCCATCAACGAGATCAGCGCGCTGATGAGCGGCAGCCAGGTCAGCCAGCCTAACTTCGTCAACGCGCCGTCGACGCAGATCCCGACCACGGACGTGGCCGGCATCACCCAGCAGGGTTTCCAGAACCAGATGGGTCTCTACAATGCGGCCAACCAGCAATACAATTCGACGATGGGCGGTCTGCTCGGCCTCGGCGCGGGAGCCTTGAAGTTATCGGACCGCCGCGAGAAGGAAGACATCGACCGGCTGGGGACGGTGTTCTCATCCAACGAGGCCGGCGAGAAGAAAGAGCTGCCGGTCTACGAGTACGCCTACAAAGACGATCCGGCGTCGACCCGCCACACCGGCCCGATGGCGCAGGACGTTGAGCGGATTGACCCGAAGGCGGTCAAGAACATCAAGGGCACCAAATACATCGACCAGCACCGCCTGATGGGCGGCATACTGAGGGCCGCGTGATGGCAGACGAGAGCATCCTCGACAAGTTCGGTAGTTTCTTTACTGCCGGCAATATGAATGACCCGCGCGTCAACTCGCAGCTGCGCCAGCGCATTGCCCTGCAAATGATGGGGCAAGGAGCCAAGAAGGGCTACCCGAAGAATATCGGCGAGGGACTGACAGCGATCGGCGACAGCCTCGGCGACATCGGCATGGCGCGGCAACTGGCGGCGTCGGACATAGCCGGGCAGGAACAGGCTACAAGGGCTGTCGCGCAACCAGCAGCGGCACCAGTTATGAGCGGCGCGCCGATTATGAATTACGCGCCGGAGGGCGGCGATGGCGCAGAACCCGCCGTAGCGCCGCCTGCCGTGGCCGCAGCGCCGCCGGTAGTGGCGGGACCGCCGCCGGAAACTGGTCTGCCGCCCGCGCAACCGCCGCCGGCAGAGACCTACACGCCTCCGACCCCGGAGCAGGTAAACAGCAGCCGCAACGCGCTCACGCGGGGCCTGCTGGCGCGACAGACCGCGGCCGGAGGGCCGCCGCCAAACCCTTTGCTGGCGGGGGCGGTCCCCGCGTCAATCTCAACCGCGGCCCCTTCGCCTTCACCAGAGCAGGCTCCTGGTTCCCAACCTGATCCGCGACTGGCGCTGAACGCCCCGCCGCAGGACGCGCGCGGCGCTGTCACTGACATCAGGCCGGCACCGCCGGTACCGTCACAGATCCGGCAGGAACCGCAACAGCTGGCGCAGGCACAGCAGTCATACCCGCCCGGCTACGTGCCGCCCCCGGCAGCGGACCCGTCAATGCCACCCACGGTGCAGATGCACCCCCGTGAACTGCAATTACGAAGGCTGATCGCCCAGAACCCCGGTAATCCCTATTACGCCACTGCGGCTGCACCGGAGTTGCAGACGCTGACACTGGACCGAGAAAAGCGGCAGGCCTACGCCGACGAACTGTTCAAGTCCAAATTGGCGCGTGGAGCAACGCAGGACAGTAAGCGTCTTGAGGGCCAGATGGATCAGGCCAAGCGCATCGCCGACATCGAGCACACAAGAGCGCAGGCCGAGGCTCAAAAACTGCAGGATGTCTCCGGCAAGATGGTCCGCAACCTTGACGGTTCCTACAGCCCGGTCAAGCTCACAGGCGTCGATCAGAACGCCGTGCCCGATGTCAAGCTGACCGAAAGCCAGACCAAGTCGCTGCTCTATCATGACTGGGTCAAGATCGGTAACGAGGTCGTCTCCAGCCCGCGCAACGAAAAGCTGCTGGCGGAAGGCATGGCGCAGGAGGCCCTCGGCAAGGTGCCGTTTGCGGGCAACAAGCTGCAGGATGCAAAGTACCGAAAAGCAAAGACGGCGGCCGATCAATTCGTCAACGGCTGGATGCGCGCGACATCGGGCGGGGCTTACGGCGTGGAGGAAGCCGCGCGGGAGGCTCGCGCACTGCTGCCTAAACCGGGGGACGATCCGCAGACGCTCGAACTGAAGCGCATCCAGCGCGACGGCATGGTCAAGAACGTCTACGCATCTCTCGGTGACGGCAAGCGCGTCGCCGACTACTACGGCAAGGAGCGCGAAGGGGCGCTGAACAAGAAGCGCGAGACGCTTGCGCAGGAGATGGAAGGCAAGGACAAGGGCAAGACCTACCAGAAGGGCAATGTTTTCCGTGAGTGGAACGGCAGCTATTGGGAGGAGCACTGATGGCTGACGATGGCTGGACGCCTGTCGAAGAGGGTAGTGGTAGTTGGGACACTGTCAACGACTTCGGCCGTGCCGTCACTAACGCCGCGACCTTCGGCATGGGTAATCGCGCCAAGGCCTACATCGAATACCTGAAGGGCAACGCGCCCAGTTACAGCGAAGGGGTCGACCAGCAGGCCAAGGCTTCTGACGTGGCGCGAGAGCGCAGCCCCTACGCCTCGATCGCCGGCGACGTCTACGGCTCGTTCGCCGTTCCTGCGCTGGGGGCGGAGAACCTCGCGCTGCGCACCGGCGCGGCGCTGGCGCCTACGCTGGGGCGGGCGGCTCCAGCGGTCGGCCGCGCGGTTGGATACGGCGCCACTGGGGTCGCGACTGGTGCCGCAGCGGGAGCAGGCAACACCTACAGCGGCAACCTGCCGGATTACGTCGGGAATGCCGTGCTGGGCGGTGCATTTGGCGGCGTGCTCGGTGGTGCCGGCGGAGCCGCCTTTGGTCGCGGGCCTGCAGTGTCATCGGCGCGGGTGCCCAATGCGGCCGAGCAGGAAGCCGCCACCGATATTGCTTACAAGACGTTCCGCGGTTTGCCGGCGCGCTACACGCCAGCCGCGTTCGCCGATGCAGGACAGGACGCCAGAGTAGCCCTGCGTGCCGCCGGTCACACGGACGAGGCCACGACACTGGGCGGCAGCCCGGTGCCGTTCCGGGCGGTTGACAAGATGGAAAACCCGACATCGGCAGTCAATCCGGTGACGGGGGCGAGCAGGCACATCAGTCCTGCGGATATTGATGCGGCCAGAAAACTCACCACGGGAGAGCGGATACAGGGGCTGGACCCGTGGCAGCAGAGCGGGGCCGGTATCGTGCGCCGCGGCATTGATGACTTCGTCCTCAACCCGCCACCGGGCGCGGTGGTGCCGGGCACCGAGGGCGCGGCCCGGCAAGCAGGAGGCATCTACAAGACTGCGCGAGATCTGCACGCCGGCACCATGCGCACCGAGGCGCTGGACGAACTGATCCGCAACTCAGGCCGAACGGCTGGCGCGACGTACTCCGGGCTGAACTTGCGCAACGAGCTGCAAAAGGCGGTCAGGACAGGGCTAAAGGAAAAGAAGGGCGAAAGCTCGTTCTCCCGCGCCGGATATAACGACGCTGAGCTTGCCGCATTCGGTCGGTTTTCGCGCGGGCAAGGGACGGTCAGCAACGCCCTCGGCTACGCCGATAAATTACTCGGCGGCGGCGGCGGACTTGGGGCGGCGGTGGCTGGCGGGTTGGGTGGTCATTACCTGAGCGGCAGCGAAGACGACCGAGCCAGCGCCATCGCCAAGGGTGTCGGCACGGTGGGCCTTGGTCTTGGTCTGCGTATGATCGGCAACCGGCGCGCGGCTGCGGACATCAACCGGATGCGGGATCTTATCGCGCAACGCAATCCGCTCTATGCATCGCGAGCGGCTAACGCTCCGATGGTGCCCGGCGCAGGATCACCGCGTACCGCCAAGGCGATGCGCGACGCGCTGGCCCTCGAACTGCTGAAGCAACAGACACGATCGACGCCGACGGGGGCTGCTGCCTCCGACTGGCAGTAGGAGACTGAAATGCCGCGCGATGGATTGCAGCAATACTCGCCCCCGCCGGGTACCGAGGGCATCCCGAACTACACGGTCGAGAGCGCGCGCTACAATGCGTTCGTCGCCGACATCACGCAGGATCTGAACCTGCCGCGGCCGATCTCGTCA